GCTTTCAAAAAAAAATCGCGAAATTCGGCAATGAACCGGCATTTTGCCCCTTGACATGCGGAAGCAAAAGATCAAATGCGACGAGGGCGAATGGTTAAGCAAGCGATGGCGGCGTGTCTGCTTATGGAAGGCGGGCCAAGGCAAGCGAATCAAGCGGCGACTCAATAAACGATTTAGAAGAACAACTTTTCCCGGCTCGCGCATCGAGGGCATTTAGAATGTTCGGCGGTCGATGGGACATCGGCCCAGAGTATGAAGCCAGGCCCCCACGATCCGGCCTCGCCGAACGGGTGAGCGACCTGGACGGGAGCCGGGATACCATTAAAACCATGAGAGGCAGACGACCAAAACCAACAGCAATCAAAAAGGCCGAGGGCAACCCCGGTAAGAGACCGCTCAACAAGTCGGAGCCGAGCGCCGGCAAGAAACCAAACAAGCCGGCATACCTGGGGACGTATGGTGCTCGCATGTGGGAGGACATGACGAAGCAACTTGCGTCAATGGGGCTTCTCGACGCCGCCGACAAGAATTCAATCATGCTTTGGTGTCTCGCTTATGATGACATGCGAAGCAATCGCGAGTTCTGCAAAAAGCACGGCGGGACGTTTGACGTGGTCGACCAGCAGGGCAACAAGATCACCCGCGAACACCCCGCAGCACGCGGTGCAAGGGACGCATGGAAGGCAATGCGGGGCATGTTGTCAGAGTTTGGATTCACACCGGCAGCACGCGCCAGGCTTGGAAGCAGCGAGGAAGGCGAGAGCGAACTCACAAAACTACTTGGCGAAATGGCCAAGGCATCGGAAAGGAATTGATTTATGGATGAGGTTTTTTGTCAGGTTGTTTATGTTGTGTGGGACAGCACGTTCGGGGGCATGTATGGCATTTTTAAGCAAAAGAGCCACGCAATCAAAGAGCAAATTCGCCTTGAAAAATGGTTTAGAGAAGTTCAACCAGGCATTTTCAGGAAATTATCAATCAGAGAGGAACCGTTGAAATGAAAGCATCCGAACTAATCCGAATCCTCGCAGAACTGAAGGCAAAGCACGGCGATATCGAAGTGCGCATTGTTGATTGTTGGGACGACGAAGAAATCCGCCGGGTTGAATTTGAGGACGTCACAAAATGGCGCGACATTCCCGCTCTTGTTATTTCATGACACACGACCCCATCACACAATACGCCGCTGACGTTTTGACGGAGCAACGCCCGGCTTGTCAATTGGTTCGCCAGGCGTGCGACCGGCACATGTCCGACCTTGGACGCGATGACCTTTATTTCGACGCCCGGCACGTCGAGCTTGTGTTCCAATTCCTGAAGCTGTGCAAGCACTATAAAGGCGAATGGGCTGGAAAGCCGATCGAATTGCACCCGGCGCAGCAATTCATTGTCGGAAACCTTTTCGGATGGAAGCACAAGGACACAAAATTGCGTCGATACCGCACCGCCTACATTGAATTGCCCCGCAAAAACGGCAAGTCGACGCTGCTTTCGGCAATCTCGATTTACCTTTTGATCGCCGACCAGGAGCAAGGCGCGGAGATTTACGCGGCAGCGACCAAGGAAGAACAAGCCAAAATCGTCTGGCAAGCGTCCTGGGAAATGGTCAAAAAGTCGCCCGCACTGTCAAAAGCGTGCAAAACGAGGCACAATTCAGTCATTTTCCCGTCGACAACAAGCATTTTTCGGCCATTGGGTGCAGATTCCGACACGTTGGACGGATTGAACCCGCACGCGGTCATAAATGACGAATTGCACGCATGGAAGGGGCGCCAATTATGGGACGTGCTGGAGGATGCTTTCGGCTCACGTTCGCAACCGCTCAACATTGCAATCACCACCGCCGGATTTAATCGCAACGGGATTTGCTATCAACAGAGGCAGCATTGCGTGCAGGTTCTCGATCCGAATTCCGGAATTGAGGATGATTCTTATTTTTCTTACATCGCGACCGTTGACCAAGAAGACTTGGACGACCCCGAGGCGCGATTCCGCGAGGATGTCTGGTTTAAGGCAAACCCGATGCTTGGCGTTTCAAAAAATGTCGAATACATGCGCGACCAGGCGAACAAAGCAAAGGCGATGCCCGGCAAGATGAACGCTTTTCTCAACAAACAATTGAATGTTTGGACAGATGGGCAAAACCTTTGGCTAAATATGGCAAAGTGGGATGGGTGCGGCGGACCGATCGACATGGACGCATTGCGAGGGAAACCTTGTTACAGTGGTTTGGACTTGTCGACAACCACCGACATCACGGCGCACGTTTTGCTTTTCCCTCCTGGGCCTTATGACGAATGGGTGATTCTGCCGTTTTTCTACATGCCAGAGGCAAACGTCGCAGAGGCAACCAGGCGCGACAAGGTCCCCTATGACCAATGGATCGACAAAGGGTTGATTCAAACGACGCCGGGCGACTTCATCGACCTGGAGTTCATCAAGAAAGACTTTCTCGACTTGGCCGGGCTCTATGAAATCAAGGAATGCGGCTATGACCCTTGGAAGGCAACGGAGATTGCAACCGCACTGGAAAACGAAGGGGCAAAAATGGTCATGATGAGACAAGGACACGCGTCGCTTGTTCCTGGGGCGGACGCACTGGAAAAGAAAGTCCTCAAGGCAGAATTGAGGCATGGCGGAAACCCTGTCTTGCGTTGGATGGCATCGAACGCAACCGGGCGGCAGGATCCAAACGGCAACGTGATTCCTGACAAGGTGAATTCGTATTCACGCATCGACGGCATTTCGGCATTGGTCAACGCAATGGGCCGGGCGATCGTCGCCGGAGCCGACCAGAAATCAATCTATGAGGAGGAGGGACTTTTTTATGTCTGACACAGCAACACTCAATCACGCGGAGATTACCACCATTTTGTATAACGGCGAGCCTTACCAATTCGTCGAAGCGCATAAGCTTAATGCGGCACAACTTGCCTGTGCGCTTGGATACTCTTATCGAATGATCCTTGAAATGAAAGCGGGAGGGTGTCCTTTCTTTGGGCAGTTCTCGACGGTTCAAATTGTCCGAAAATGGGAATACCACAACAAAGATTGGCGTCAGCGCACATAATTGCACATTCCTGCATATTTCTGCACATTCCTTCACGTAGTTAAAAAGCTATTTTCCCTGTAAGCTTTGGGTGAATGGCTTTTCTTTCGCCAATTCTAAACTTTTTCCGAAGCGACCGCAAAGGCCCGCCCGAATCACTCAAAGACCCCGGCGAATTTCTCAATCGTTGGTTTGGGGGCAATGAATCGGCAACGGGTATCAGCGTGACCCCTGATTCCGCCAGGCGACAAGCGGCGGTTTTTTCGTGCGTGCGATTACTTTCGGAGTCGGTCGCATCGTTGCCGTTGATTCTTTACCGGCGCGTCGACATTGGCGGCAGGGAAGGCAAGGAAAGAGCCAAGGAGCATCCGCTATACCGCAAGCTGCACGCATCACCAAACGATGAACAAACGTCGTTTGAATGGCGCGAAATGAAGCAGCAACACCTTTCCCTTCGCGGCAATGCATTTTCGTTTGTTGATTGGGGTAGAGGTGGCCGGGTGAAAAACCTTTTCCCGTTGCACCCTGACCGGATGGAGATCCGCAGGAAAACGGACGGCGCTATCGTTTACGAATACCGCCGGCTCAATGGCAAGACGGATTATTTCACGTCCGATGAGATTCTTCACCTGAAAGGGTTGTCCGACGACGGGGTGAAAGGGCTTTCACCAATCGAGGTTGCACGCGAAGCGGTCGGATTGTCATTGGCGACAGAGGAGTATGGAGCGCGATTCTTTGGCAACGGAACGCACATCGGCGCATACCTGGAAACGGATCAACCGTTAACCAAGGACGCCGTCAAGAATCTAAAGGAGTCAATCGGGCGCGAACATGGCGGCATCCTGAATTCGCACAAGATACCGATTTTCGACAACGGAATGAAATTGCAGCGGTTAAACATGACCGCAGACGACGCGCAATTCATCGAGAGCCGGAAATTTCAGATTGTCGAGATTGCCCGCATTTTCCGCGTTCCACCCCATAAGATTTACGACCTTGACCGGGCGACGTTTTCCAACATCGAGCAACAGTCAATCGACTTTGTCACCGACTCGATTTTGCCGTGGCTGGTTCGTTGGGAGCAAAGACTTTCCAAAACGCTCCTGAAGCCGAGCGAGCAAGATGAATACTTTTTCGAATTCAAGATGGACGCCTTGTTGCGCGGGGAAACCAAGGCCCGCCAGGAAGCGCTTCAGATCCAGCGACGCAACGGCGTTCTGAGCGCCAACGAATGGCGGGCGCTCGAAAACATGAACCCACGCACCGACGACGAGGGCGACTCCTATTTCCAAGATAAGGCGATGACGCCAGATCAACCGAAGGCAGATAATGCAGAAAAACAACCAGCCTGAAAAACGGTTTTCCGTTTCCAATTTTGAAGTTCGCAAGGAAGGCGAGAAGCGCAAAGTAATCGGCTATGCAGCAATGTTCAATAAGCGTTCCGTCAATTTTGGCGGCGACGATTACCCGATGTTCGAAGTCATCGAGCCAGGCGCTTTCCGTGACGTTCTCGGCGACGACGTTAGGGCTTTGGTTGACCACCAGGGCGGATTGACCACGCTTGCCCGCACCAAAAGCGGCACGCTCAAATTGACCGAGGACGAGATCGGCT